CAAAAAAAGAGGTTTCTTAAACCGATTACAAAAAACTATTCAAAAACAATTAAAAAATTAATTATGGACCCTTTTACTTTATCTGCTATTGTTGCCGGTGATTTTAGAACTACTTTAGATTATTGGCATCTTGGTAGAATATTTGCTTCAGAACCTACATTATCACAAGAATTTATTGAGTGTACTCCTGAAGATGTAGAAAGAATATTTGCAGTTCAAGACGAAACAGATAACTTATACTGTCATGTTTATAATAAAATAACTGCAGTTCGTCCGATGCCGAAATTCGGAACTCCAATGTTTTAATGTCAACTATTTGTATGAATCCTTTTACTCTTTCTGAAGATAACGGCGGTCATCAAGTTCCATGTGGTAAATGCTATAACTGCAAGCGTAGACGTGCTTCTTCTTGGTCTGTTCGTCTTATGAAAGAGTATGAACGTAGTGAGTCAGGGTATTTTATTACCCTGACTTACAATACCGACTATGTTCCTATAACCGAAAAGGGTTTTATGAACTTGGAAAAAAAACATTTACAAACATTTTTTAAAAGGCTAAGACAATGGCATGGAAAAAATCATACTTCTATAAAATATTACGCCGTTGGCGAATATGGCGGAAAGACATTTCGTCCACATTACCATATCATTATATTCAACGCTAATATTGAGTTTATAGAGAGATCATGGTCTGAATGCGTTAACAAAAAATTGGCATTGCATCGTCCTCTTGGACAAATTCATTATGGTTCTTTAACTGAAGCTAGTGTTGGTTATACTTTAAAGTATATTTCTAAAGCCAAAAGAATACCATTACACGCTAATGACGATAGATTACCTGAATTTTCTCTTATGTCCAAAGGTCTTGGTTCTAATTATTTAACCGAAAAAACTGTTGTATGGCACAAAAACAAACCCGAAGAAAGGATATACATTCCTTTAAAAGACGGCAAGAAAGCGCCAATGCCTCGTTACTTCAAACAGAAGATATACGACGAATCAGAGAAGGAAAAGATAGCTTATCATTGGAAGAACAAAAGCGATTTATTGAAAGCGCAAGAAATAGCCGAACATGGCGACAACTTACAATTTGTTAAAGAACAACAATTCTTCAATGGTGAAAGAAAACTTAAAAAAATCAATCATTCAAAAATTTAGTTTATGCAAATCAAAACTTATCTCAATCGGGATACATTTCCAAAAAATTACAAACTGTTTACAATGCCTTCTGAAACTGTACCCGACCAAACACTTTCCATCCGCGAAATTTTAAACCGTTATGCTCGTGGCATCCCAATGGATGTAAAAACCCCAATTTGGGATGAAAACGCTGATGAAAACGAATACATGCCTGACCCTCGTACTTTAGATTTGGCTGAACGTCAGGAATTTGCTGAATCAGCAAAACAAGAACTTGACCAAGTTAAACAAAAAATTGCCGAAAAACGGCAAAAAAAGGCGATTATAGAGCCTGAAATTATCAACCCCCCTAGTCAGTTGGAAAACTGACAATAACGCCCTAAAATGCCCTTTCAGCTTCGCTGAAGTGGGCTTTTGGGGCAAGTCAACCGAAGGGCGACAGAAACAAAAAACAAAAATTAGCACTAATACCCTTGATATATTAGTGCTAATTGACAGAAAAGACCTAAATTAGCTATGCGAAGCAAAAAGGAAGTAGCGCAGCGGATGACGCAAAAGCGAAGCAGAGCGAAAAAAAGGTCACTGTCAAAAACAAAAAAACAAAAATGTATGCTTACATTTAAAATGTACGAATCTTTCGCACAAAAGCGAATGTTCTACAATTACAAAAAAAGAGGTTTCTTAAACCGATTACAAAAAACTATTCAAAAACAATTAAAAAATTAATTATGGACCCTTTTACTTTATCTGCTATTGTTGCCGGTGGTTCTACTCTTATGAATTTAGGTTCTCAAATTGGAACTAATTCAAGTAATAGAAAATTTGCTAACGAAATGTATGACAAACAGAGATTGGATGCTTTAGCCGATTGGAATAGACAAAACCAATATAATTCTCCTTCCGCTATGATGCAACGTTATAAAGAAGCTGGTCTATCTCCCCATTTAATATATGGGCAAGTAAATAACGCTGCACCCGTACGTTCTTCTTCAATGGATACCCCACGTTCTATTGCTCCCCAAATTGATAAATCTCTTGCCGAATTACCTTTACTACAAATTCAAATTGAGAATATGAAAAAACAAGGTGCTTTAATGGATGCTCAAGCAATCAAAACAAATGCTGAAACTAATTGGAAAAATGTTAATACACAATTTTTAACAGATGTTTTACCATACAAAACAGAGCAAGAATTTCAACGTGGCAATTTATTAGGCGCCCAATATAGAACTGAATTACAAAATACAGAGTTACGTAATGATCAAAGAAACAAGTTACAAGCTGAAACAAGAAACGTAAAATTACAAGCCCAAAATATTATAGCTCAAACTGATTTAACTCAAACAAAAAAATCAGAATTATTACAATTAATTACCAATTTAAAAGTTACCGAACAATTACTTGGTGAAAAAGTCAAAACCGAACAATATCAAAACCAAATTCAACAAAAAATTCAATCTTTTGGTGTTGCCGGTTCTACTCTTGCTGCTTTACTTAGATTATTAAAATAATTATTAACCTTTAAAACAAAAACTATGCGTCGCAGAAGTTACGGAAGAAATTCCCCAAAGCGTGGTAAGCGGTCAAAAAAACTCCGCAAATATTACGTAAGTCGTGGTGGAATACGACTATAAAAAAGCTGCTCTGCTGAGGAGCAACAGCAACCCAATGCAAAGCCTTCCCTTCGGGGAAGGTTTAATACCCTTGCAGGGGGAAAAAACCTATTTAATTAATTATCAAAAACAAAAACCATGAAAAATTTATTCAACTCAATTCAGTTGATGAAACCAAAAAAAAATGTATTCGATTTATCGCATGATGTTAAGCTATCTGCAAAAATGGGTAACCTTACTCCTATCTTGGTTCAAGAATGTGTTCCGGGCGATAAGTTTAAACTTGGATGTGAATCACTCATTAGATTTGCGCCTCTTGTTGCTCCTGTTATGCATCGTATGGACGTTACTATGCATTATTTCTTTGTGCCTAATCGTATTCTTTGGGATAATTGGGAATCATTTATAACAAATACAGATTCTAATCTTGTTGTTCCATTTCTTGAATATTTCGATAATACATCATTTTATCCAACTACTATCAGAAAATCTTTGGATTATTTTGGTGTTCCCCCAATTCCTACTGGCGGTGTCGCTACACATATTAATGCTTTACCATTTGCTGCTTATCAATGTATTTACAATGAATATTACAGAGACCAAAATTTGGTTACTCCTATTGATTATAAATTAACAGATGGTGATAATACAACTTCTGTTGGTCGTGTTGCTGAATTACTTACATTACGTAAAAGAGCATGGGAGCATGACTATTTTACTGCATCTTTACCTTTTGCACAAAAAGGTGCTGCTGTAGATATTCCATTAGGTGAAATTAACGCTGAAGGTGCTGTATATGTTAATAATCCTACTGCTGGTACTTTATTAGATGGTACTCCTTATGACATTAATGTAGCCAATAATACTACTACTGTTACTCCTGCAAATGAAATGTTTGCTGTAATTAATCAAGGTACTCTTGAGCCTACCACTATTAATGATTTACGTCGTGCTTTTAGACTTCAGGAATGGTTAGAGAAAAACGCTCGCGGTGGTACTCGTTATATTGAAAATATTCTTACTCATTTTGGGGTAAAATCATCTGATAAAAGATTACAACGACCTGAATATATAACCGGTGTTAAATCTCCAGTTATTGTTTCTGAAATTCTCAATACTACCGGCGAAACTTCAGGTTTACCACAAGGAAATATGAGTGGTCATGGAATTAGCGTATCTTCCGGAAAATATGGTTCTTATTATTGTGAAGAACATGGTTATATTATTGGTGTTATGTCTATTATGCCTAAAACCGCTTACCAACAAGGTATACCTCGTACTTTCTTAAAATCTGATGCTCTTGATTTTTATTGGCCTTCATTTGCCAATATTGGTGAACAAGAAGTTAAGGTTGCTGAACTTTACGCTTATACTGCCAATGCTGATGATACATTTGGTTATGTACCTAGATATGCTGAATACAAATTTAATCCTAGCCGTGTTGCCGGTGATTTTAGAACTACTTTAGATTATTGGCATCTTGGTAGAATATTTGCTTCAGAACCTACATTATCACAAGAATTTATTGAGTGTACT